TTTGACAAATTCACCGAAAGCAGACTCATGGACAGTGCTGGAGAAACACTATCACACATATTAAATCGTTACAAACATGAAGTCCGAAACTTTGAAGAAGGCGGCGAATTAGATAGAGACTTGTATGATGCCTTGTATGACTACTACAGTGCCAACGGTGAAATGCCTTACGGCGTACAAAAAGCACGTACAGGTGATCCTGACGAATGGGTAGCTGACCGATTAGCAGATGAACTCAACATGAATGAAGGTGCCGTGGTAACTATGATTCCCGGTGGCGACCAGGGTGGAGCAGTAGACAACTTCAAACAACAAATGGCTAACCGAACTGAACTGGATTTCCAAAAGGGTCAGCAGGACATGGCCGAAGGCTCATGTAACATGACCATAGAAGGCGAGTACTGCCCAGAACACGGACTGATGGAATGCGGTGGCATGAGCGAAATGAGCACAGTAGCAGGCGGTATGGCCTCTGTTATCGGCGAAGGCGATGCTGTACTGGCAAGAATAAAATCCTTGGCTTTGATCAAATAATACGTCAACAATAGGTATGCATGAGGTAGCACTATTACCAGACAGTGGCCCTGGAATTTTTCGAATCTCTAAATGGTTACCCATAGTTCAAAATCAACAATCACACGAATTGTGGGTTAACTTTTGGCGGGCTGATTCTAAAATACTTAAACGTTATGTAAAATCTCATTTAGTTAAGAAATTAGTATTTTATGATATATATCATGCTCAGCCAAGACTTGAGCATTCTCGCCTTGAGCTAGTTAAGCATTATCAAAAACTTATACCAACGGTGCTATTGACAGCCTGCAAAACACCTATACCTGGTGTAAACAATATTTTGCATTTTGATTACTACTGGAATAGAACCAAATCTGCCTATCTTGACAAGCACATATCTTGGAAACAGTCAGTCGCCGAAAACTACAATCATTGGCCTATAGAAACAGCCAGACGCCCGGGTGCTGTACTTTCTTTGTACGGCAAAAATAACCGGAGAATTAAACAACATTTATACGATCAAATAAAATATCTTTCGGGCTATCATAGCGGACAAGATACCGGTACAAGTTTGCCCAGTGATAACAATATTGTCGATCTATCACAGTTAACAGCAACGCCACCGGCAAGAAAATATTTTGATAACACATACATATCAGCACAAGTTGAATCATTGTGTCTAGGCCCTACGGTGCTTTACTCAGAAAAAACCTATGATCATTTGATACAAGGAAGATTTGTGATGAATTTTGGTCCAAAACATTTTTATCGTACGCTTGTGAATGATGGATGGAAACTGCCTGTTGGGGTAGATTACAGTTGGGACGACATACCCGATATCGAAAAAAATCCGGATACCCACACAGTGCAAACAGAACCTAGGTTTCATGCCTATACTCAATGCCTGTGCAAGTTGGCATCTGACATGGAACAACTACACAATCTATTCATTGCCAACATTGACGTGTTTACTCACAATCATGAACAACTTCAGCAAAAGCCTTATGATATTATTAGTTTAGAACAACTTGATCATAAATAAACTTGACACAGCAGACTAAAGCGCATATACTACTATTGTGTTTGCGCTTTTTCTTTTGTGGCACAGGCAACATTAGATCTAAGTAATTTAGACAGGCAACATACATAGGCAACTTACTAAGGAGAAAAACTATGGCATCATTATCAGAAATCAGAGCAAGACTACAGGCAGCGGAATCAAAACAAGGTGGACAATCCACCGGTGGGGACAATTCAATTTACCCACACTGGAACATGGAAGAAGGCCAGTCGGCCACACTACGCTTCCTCCCCGACGGTAACTCTAAAAACACTTTCTTTTGGCAAGAACGAGCAATGATTCGTTTGCCTTTCAACGGCGTCAAAGGAGAGATGGAATCCAAGCAAGTTATGGTACAAGTACCCTGCGTGGAAATGTGGCAAGAAGCCTGCCCAATCTTGGCAGAAGTACGCACCTGGTTCAAGGACAAGAGTCTTGAAGACATGGGTCGTAAGTATTGGAAAAAGCGTAGTTACATCTTCCAAGGCTTCGTGCGTGAGAACCCATTAGGCGACGACAAGTCACCTGAGAATCCAATTCGCCGATTCATCATTGGTCCACAAATCTTCACAACTATCAAAGGAGCCTTGATGGATCCTGAACTGGAAGAATTGCCAACAGACTATTTGCGTGGCCTGGACTTCCGCATCTCAAAAGGTGCCAAAGGCGGATTTGCTGACTACAATGGTTCAAAGTGGGCACGTAAAGAGTCAGCCCTGACCGAAGCAGAACAAGCCGCAGTTGATGCACATGGCCTGTTTGACTTGAGCACATTCTTGCCCAAGAAGCCCTCTGATGTTGAGTTGAAAGTGATCAAAGAGATGTTTGAAGCATCAGTTGATGGCCAGCCATACGATAACGAACGTTGGGGGCAATACTTCCGTCCTGCTGGACTGAGTGCACCTGCTGGTAGTTCTGCTCCAGCACCTACTGTGGATCAAGACACGCCTGCGGCAAAGCCAGCACTCAAAGTAGCGGCTCCTGTAAGCGACTTTGATGACGAAGACGCACCAGCACCAACTGCTCCTGTGGCAAAACCTGCTGGTGGTGGACAAAAGGCTGAAGACATTTTGGCCATGATTCGCGCACGTCAACAAAAGTAATTGAGTACAAGGGCAACGTTTGTACTCATATTATGAGATTTGAAATAGTATTTGAACAGACTGGCGATACTATACCATTTGTCAGTCTGAATGATCAGATATTAGAATTCTACGTGAATTATCTGACAGTTCAAAATCTAAATAGTTTTGAACTGTCGTCTCCGCAGACGGCATTGAATATGTCAGAAAAAATTCGTGCTCTTGACAACAGTATTAAACAAAACAACAACTGGATGGAAATTTTATTAGATCGAACTGTGAAACCAATGCTAAATTTGGAGTATCTAAATCAAGATCTTCTCAACCAATACCATGCTGACTGGGTAAACAGTCAAGATATTGAGTATGATATTGATGCTAAACGAAAGCAACATCGTCATACAGGATTAACAGAACAAATACACGATTTGTTTCCTGATGACATCAGATACCCCAAAATTGGTACGATACTACAACATCTGGGATATAGTGATGCATATGATAAAATTAATCTTGATATACACAGTATAGAACTTATGTTCAATAAGTTGAAATACCAAGTAAAAAATCAAAATTGGGTCTCAGTAAAAAACCCATTTTTACATCAAGGACTCAGTCACAACACTTCTAATCTTAGATTGACTTTCAATCATCTAGGAAGATCTCTGTACGAGAAATTTCTTTCTCAAGATAACACACTCGGTTGTCGAGACGAAAACACCTATCACGAATTATTGGGATTTGTTGAGTTAAATTTGTGGCGACCAGAATCCATAGACATGAGTGCTGAATATATTGAGTGGTGCGAGTCTCATCAACGAGTTCCATTGGGGGTTAATTTAAATTTTGGTAATATACCTAATCTAGACAAGCATTTAGCAGACTACAGAATAGTAATTTATCGAAACAGTTTGAAAAACAACAGTTTTAGTATACACTTAACATAAAGGAAATATATCATGGGAAAACCATTTGACGTAAGTAAATTCCGCAAGGAAATCACCAAGAGCATTGACGGACTGTCAATTGGATTCAATGATCCAACTGATTGGATCTCCACAGGCAACTACGCCTTGAACTATCTTATCTCAGGAGACTTCAACCGTGGTGTCCCACTGGGTAAAGTTACTGTATTTGCTGGCGAATCGGGTGCTGGTAAAAGCTATATTTGTTCTGGGAACATTATCAAGAACGCACAGGAGCAAGGCATCTATGTGGTGCTGATTGATAGTGAAAACGCACTAGATGAAAAATGGTTGCATGATCTTGGGGTAGACACTAGCGACACCAAGTTGTTGAAATTGTCAATGGCCATGATTGATGATGTTGCTAAAACAATTTCAACATTCATGAGTGATTAC